CGGCGTCTTCTACCTTGCGGATAAAGAGGGAGTCATACCCCCGGAGGTTTTTAGGCATCTTCGTCTGTCGCCCAGTCGCTCAGAATGTCCGATACATTCTTGGATGCTGCCGGTGCTGCTTCGGCTTTTGGCTTTGCAGTCGTACGCTTGACTGGCTCGGCCACTTCTTCCGCTTGCACTTTCTCAGCAACGGCTTCCTTCGCAGGAATGACCGCATCTTTAAATGCCGGTGGCAGTGCCACTTGCTTGCTCGGCACCATCTTGAATTCCACCGCTTGCATGGCGTCTTCAGTCAGGCTTTGAGCTTTGGCCACTTCCCACTCTTCACGGGCCAGCGGACGCACAGCGCGGAACTTCAGCACTGGCACAGCTTCGCTTGTGTCGAATCGGGCTTCGGTCACAACGCCTGTGATTGGGATGCCATGACCAGACAGGAACTTGCCGTAGGCTTGCAGGGGCATCTTGTCACCATCAGCTCTGCCAAAGTAGGACTTGGCGGGGACAGACAAGCGGTAGATGTTGCCACCAACGTCGTTCTCCAAAGCCACAGCCAAACGCTTGCTGTAACGGCATGCGCGTGATTTACCTTCGCCGGAGCCCTCGATGTTCTGAGTGCAGGTAGCGCAGGTCTTGGACTGCGGGTTTGGAACTTCTTCGTTGGGCACAACGCCTTCGGCCGACCAGCATGCGGGCTTGATGTCTTTGCCTTCTTCATACTTGTCAGCGTAGAACGTACGGGACACGCCTTTACCGGCAGAGATCACCACGATGTTCATTGAACGCTCTTCGTTTTTGGCAACTTCTTCGCCACCCACCACCATGCGCCAGACGCCGCCCTTGATGGAGATTTGTTTACCGCCGGACGAGCCTGCGATGTCTTTGGTGGTTGCGTCAGATGCCTCACGCAGATAGTCGGGGATAACTGAACCGGATTTGAAAAGTGTCATGTTGCTCATTTGATTTCCTTGATGGGAGTTACTTGGAACGGCGGACCGTGATCGAGTATTTTGACTCGACATTTACACCTGCTGGCATGATGTTAGGGTTTTCCTTGAGCATGTCCACAAAGTTGCCTTGGTGGATGCGACGCTCAAGAACTTCCGGCACATCGTGTTCGCGGATGAACTTGTACATACTGTCCCAATCGCTGGTCCAGTATCGTGTCTTGACGGAACGAGTGAACGAACCGAATTGTGTTTTGCCACCGTCTTGGCCGGTGGTCTTGCAGAGCTCAAGCAATTCCTGCTCAACGAGTTCGAGCTGCGTTTCGAGGGCGCCGAGCTCTTCTTCCATCTGCTTTTTCTTTATGTCCTTGGCGTCTCTGATCTTGATGTAGACCTGCACCAATTTATTGGCATCTGCTGGCATGGGTGATTTCCTGTTGATTTATTTTGAACGAACACAGATTATACATTGTCAAAGTTTGTCGTCAAGCACTTGTCGATATAAATCTACGAGCGTCTGGTGCAGGTCAATTTTGTTCTGCAGCATCGCGTACATCCGGCGCTCGACGGGGCTGCCCTGCAGGTGGGTCACAGTCACACAATTCTTTTGCCCCGCGCGGTGTGCACGGGCATTGGCTTGGATGTAGATTTCAGTGGAGCTTACTGGGCCCCACCACACAACTTGATTGGCGCGGGTAAGGGTAATCCCGTGTGCTGTGGCTTGCGGCACCATGAGCAGGATGCGTGGGTCGTCTTCGGTCTGGAACTGTTTGATGATCTCTGCACGCTTGTTGGCTGCCACACCGCCGTGGATTGTAGCCGTGGTGTATCCAGCCTTGAGCATGCGTTCCTCCAGCATGGTCAGCGTGTGCCGATACGGAATGAACACCAGCACTTTCTCGTTGGTACCAGCGATCACATCGAGCAGCTCGTCCACACGGTTGTCCACATCGAACTCCACCACGTCCCTATCATCCGTGTACACCGCCCCTTGCGAAATCTGCAGCAACTTGTTGAGCATGGACGCTGCGTTGACGGCCGTTACTTCTGCGCCTGCCGCGATGACCGCCATCTGTTTTTTGATTGCGTCATAGTACTTGGCTTGCTGCGGCGTCAACGGCACCTCGCGCGTGGAGTACAGCATGTCCGGCAGGTCCAAGCACTCGGCTTTGGTAAATCGTATCGCTGGCTGCAGAACTTGGTGCACGATAGCCTGTGCGTCTTGGCGCGGTAGCCACCGATACTGCGACATCTTAATCATCACGCGATCGCGAAACGCACCGAAGAACCGGGGCACTGAGTCAGGGCATACGAGCTTGGCCAAGCCATACGCATCGAGCGGGGACTGCGAAGCGGGGGTGCCCGTCATCATCCACAAACGCACGCCGGGCTTGACCAGCTCCGATACACACTTCCAACGCTCAGTCTGCACGCTCTTGATGGCATTGGCTTCGTCCACGATGATGAGATCGAACCCGCCGTTCATGAGGTCTTCAGTAACGACTTTCACGCCGTCGAAGTTGATGATGACAAACTCGTAGTTGCCCGCGATGACTGCCTTGCGCTGCGTCCTGCTGCCTTGTGCGATGGCCACTGTGCGGTGCATCACCGTCTTGAATAAGTCCGATCGCCATGCAGTCTCCATGATGGACACTGGGCACACAATCAGCACGCGCTTAACCTTGCCTTGGGTCATGAGATAGTCAGCCGCCCACGCCGCAGCAGAGGTCTTGCCGGTGCCTGCCTCATTGAACACAAAGCAGCGGGAGTTGAGTGTGAGGAATTCTGCAGTGGTGCGTTGGTGATCGAACGGGGTGAACATACCGGGCCATGAGTACCGGCCTTGGATGGGGCTTGGCACTTCTTTGATGCCGAGGTTCCGCAGGAGCTGTACCTCATCGAACCCCCAGTTCACAAGCACTTGGTCTACATCTCCGTTGGAGTTGATGATTTTGCTTTTGGGTATTAGGGCTGTGACTTGCCCTGCTTTGCGAGTGTTAAATAGCAACGCTTTGTTTTCAATAACTTGCATGATGGGATGAATAGAAAGTGAATTAAAAAGGGCTGGCGACAAAAGAGGCCGGGTAGTTGCCTACCCGGCCGAAGTCACCCTCAGGAAAAACCCATGTCAGTTGCCTGACGCCTAAATCGTATCTTACTTTTTGCGTTCGCGCTTGGAAATTTGCGACTTCATCGTACCAGTCTTGGTACGGGAGAAGCTGGTGTTCTCCGACTGCGGGGATGCCCGCAGGTTGCTGAGCTTGGACGTGCCGCCCTTGGACATGGCCTTCTTGTGGTCCACATCTACGGTTGACGGCAGGTCGCCATTGGCCTTCTCATAGGCCCGTCGTGCCTTATGCCGTTCGGATTGAGCGGCCAGTTGTTTGGGGGTGCCCTGATAATTTTTGTATTCCAAACTGTAATTACGTGGTTTAGCCATGATGGTACTCACATGAAGAGACAGGGCAGAATTTGCAGAGGGCCGAGCTGCGCGGGTTCCACACCCCAACGTCAACAGCCTTCTCGATAGCCCCGGCTCTGCCTGCCCATTTGGACAGAATCTCGGGGAGCTGGTCACGAGTGTACTCAGCCTTGATGATGTCGCCAACCACCACGAACAACAGGACGCCTTTGACCTTGTCCACGGCAGGATGGTGCAGCATGACCATGGCAGCCATGAGTTCGAGCTGCGCGGTGTCCGCATACCGGCTGGATTTGCCGGTCTTGTAGTCTGCTACGCGGGCTGTCTTTCCTGACTTGCTGATGGCGAGGTAGTCCGGGATGCCCCTGAACCATACGTCTTTGTCAAAAAAGCCACACGGGCTAAAGTCAACTCGGATCGCCATACGCTCTTCGCACCGAACGTCACCGTCATGGGCGGCAAGAGGCTCGACGAATGGCTTGTATGCAGAGAACTGCTCTGGCAAGGGTGTGCCGTCTTTGATGAAGTGCTCAAATGCGGAATGTACTGCTGTTCCATATAGCGTTGCTGTAGTGTCTTTTGACTTGAATTTTTTGAGGATACGAACTTCGTGGTAACGACGGGCACAGCCCTCGTAGTCTTTGACGGACGAATAGGAATGAGCTAATGCCATAGAAGATAACCGGAGGTTTGTTTGGACCCCCAGTTTACCAGCGTCGGAACGGCTTGCGAAGGGCATACAGCTCTGGGCACCGTAAAGGGTGATTTAGTTTTCGCAGGGCGTTGGTTTCAATCTGGCGGATGCGCTCACGAGTTACGTTGAATTGGTAGCCCACTTCCTCCAGTGTCATCTCTTCGCAGCCCATCCCAAACCGCATGCACACGACCTTAAGTTCCCTGCGGTACAGAAC